GGAAAGGCATGCTAGACATCATGCGGTCACTACTATGTTATATCAATGCTCAACAGAGCATACAACAAATGAGAAATGAAACTTAAAATTGAACAGATGCTTCAGCGCATCTTAATCGAGTACGAAGATGCTATCGGAGAATGCATCGAACCCAACAACAGAAAGCGTGACAAGGTTGAGATACGATCTGCTTTGGCAAATGCAATCAGACCTTATGCAACCTTCCGTCAAATCGCTGACATGCTAGGTAAGGGTGACCACTCTACAATAGTCCACATGATGGGCCAGCATGAGGTATACACCAAGTCCTCACCATTCTATCGCTTTAATTATTCAATGGCACTAAAGGTGGTAGAGGATTACGCTCAGCGAAACAACATGGTTCAGAGAGTCATGCTAGAATCCTCTGTACTGTGCGTAAAAACTGAGCTTGACGTGCTTGACCGCACGATCATTCAACTCACCAAGAGGCGGGACACAATTCAAGAAAGTGTCAACAAATCCTTGGATGTATCAAACCTCTCCCCTACATTTGTCCACAACTAATTCAATTAAATGTCTAATTACAAATTCAAGACCACGAACATACGTGGCAAGAAATACGTCGAAGTCAACGAGCGTATCAAATTCTTTCGGCAAGAGGACCAGTACAAGAACTGGACTGTCGCCACAGACTTTCCTGTTCTCGACTCAGATGCTGCAGTATGCAAGGCAACCATTGCAGACACAGACGGGAGAGTTATTTCTGTTGGACACGCACATGAAGAGCGTGGATCTAGCAACATCAACAAGACAAGCTTCGTGGAGAACTGCGAGACGTCAGCGATCGGACGTGCCCTTGCGATGCTTGGAATCGGTATCGACACTTCTATTGCGTCAGCTAATGAAGTCCAAGATGCAATCGCAAAGCAGCAAGCTATGGTCGACGACCCTAAAGTCCAGAAGCTTAGTAAAGCTCTCGATGCGCCAGTCGAGAACATCATGGACAAGGCAGTCGGATACATCAAGTCACAGACAGACAAGCGTAAAGCTTTTGACGCAGTGACCAAGAAGTATGGTGATCAGCTGTCTGAGAAGCAGGTTGCAGGACTACAGAAGTTCGTGCGATGACGATGCGGGAGCAACTAACGGAGCGAGTGGGAAAGCCTCACCTCTCCTACTCTTCTCTCAAGTACGCTCTCGGAGACATGCGTCTCTGGGAGATGTACATGAGGGGTCAGTTGAAGAAAGAGTCAGAAGCTCTCACCTTCGGCTCCCTGTATGACCTGCTGTTGTTTGAACCTGAAAAATTTAATGATGTCTACTACACTCTTGATGATGCTAGCATCGTCGACTCTATTGGCGGCGCTAATCCTAGGTCTACCAAACGATACAAAGAATGGAAAGCAGAAGCATCTCAGACGGCGCTCAACGCGGACAAACAGTTAGCGCCTGAGGCCGATGTGAAGAAAGCGCATGAGATGATCCAGCGCCTGAAGGACTGCGGCCTGTATGACAAACGTTTTGCAGGTGGCAAGTATCAGGTGGAGTTCAATGTCGACATCGACGGCATACCACTCAAGGGGTTTCTCGACTGCTTGCAAGAGGGTGATTACATCGTAGACTCCAAGTCATCACGATCGATCGACAAGTTTCGGTACGACGTGAACAGCTGGAGCTATGACATCCAAGCCTACATATATACCAAGGTGTTTGGCATCAAGGATTTCTATTGGGTTGTGCAAGAAAAAGCATACCCCTTCTATCCTGCTGATGTCAAATGCACAGACGAAACCCTCTTCCGAGGGGAGATGAAGTTCCACCAAGCCCTAGAGAACATCAAGACATGGCTCGACGGCGATCAAGAAACCGTAAAACATTATGCGGAATTTGTTGTCTAACCTGAAATTTTTGGCTACTGTTGTAGCCGTTTACTTTACTCACCTTTTAATCCTTAAAATTTTTTCATAATGAGTGAAAAGCAGTATGATTCAGTACTCGTTGGGTACGCAGAAGAACCTCGTTACAATGACGACGGGCAAGTTGGAATGTGGAGCGTCCGCTTCAAAGACAATGAGCTTCGTGAGATAATCGAGAAGTATGCTACCACAAGAAACGAGCAAGGGCAGGGAGGCAATGTCTATGTGACGTTGTTCATGTCCAAGAGTGGCAAAGCTTGTTGCCGCGTGTTTGATCCTAACAGCGCAGCTGCAAAGGAGAAACGCGCAGCCAAGGCAGCGGCATCCGCATCCGTGGATGACGTGCCGTTCTAAAGCTCCTATCTATCACATGACCGCTCGTGTCGCCTTCAAGAAACGGAAGGTTGTACACGAGCGTGTTGTGTGGATAGTATCTGTCTTTGACAATCCCAATGACATCAAGAACTACGACATCAAAACAATGAAGCGCCTAGAGCAAGAGCTCTACGGGAAGAACAGCAAGTCGGAGAAGCATGTGATGATCAGGGAGATCATAGACAAGAAGCTAGTATCCTATTCAAACCTAAGCATTGATGGACACAAGAAGCAAAATAAAAAGCAAGTGCAAAAAGATTGAGGACTTACTCCTCATGAAGAACTCTAAGTACGGAAACTCAGCGCTCGAACCGTTGAACGTTTTCTCAGAAGCAGGTGCCGTAGCTGGCATCAAGATGCGGATTGACGACAAGCTCAAGCGCATCAAGAACGCGGGTCTCGTGGACGCAACGGAGGATACGTTGCAAGACCTTGCAGGTTACCTCATCCTCCTCATGATTGCCAAAGACAATGCAAGTAACGATATTCAAAAACGTCTTCGACAAAACCAACCCATACGTAGTGCCGATTCAAACAGCTCTGCAACGTATTCAGGAGGGAAAGTCGAGTACGACAGTACATGAGGTACGATCAGGCGATAAGGAAAAGAAGAAAGATCTCCCCGTTGTATGCTTCAGCGGGGAGTTTTCGTCTAGATCCGATGATGCACTGTTCGAGCACTCAGGATTTATCATCCTCGACTTTGATCATGTAGACGTTGACGCTACCAAGAGGTCCCTTGCTACGGATGATTACATTCATTCATGCTGGACATCGCCAAGTGGAAACGGTGTCAAAGCTCTGGTCAGGATCACCAATCCGGAGCGGCATCGTGACCACTTCCGTGCGCTAGTCAAGTACTTCGATCGAACACACGGACTTGAGCTAGATGAATCAGGGATCAACGAATCCCGTGCATGCTTCGAGTCATACGACCCAGACATCATCATCAAAGATGAAGTCAAGAAGTTTGGACACTTCACTACAGAGTTTGCTGAGGCGCAGACGCCAACCAATGAGGCGTATGACTACACGGACTACATGAAGCTAAACCTAGCTGCACGTATGATCCGTAACGCAAGCGACGGAGACAAGCACCGAGTCCTTGTCAATGCATCTAGGCTGTGCGGTGGGTACATTGCAGCAGGCAAGATGGAGCAGGAGGAAGTGGTTCGGATTCTGCATCGTGAGATTTGCAAGCGCGACGTGGAGTCAGAAGATCATGCACTCAGCACTATCCTTGATGGCTTGGAGATTGGTAAGAACATGCCAATCAGAGACGTCATTCAAGAGGAGAAGTCTGCCAAGCGTGAGATGTTGCTCAATGACGGCGACATGTCCTTTATCTCTTCCGACGACGAAGACTTTCGGTGGATTGATGACTACTCCCAAGGTAAGATTGAAGTCGGTCTAGATACAGGAGACCCCAAGCTTGACGAGTACCTTCGATACAAGAAAGAGTTTGTGATTGTGAACGGCCACTCCAACGTAGGCAAGACAACGACCATGCTTTACTTGATCGTGAACTCTGCTGTTCGTCACGGATGGAAGTGGGTGCTGTACTCTTCTGAAAACCGCACGGCCTCAGTCAAGATGTCCTTGATGCAATTTGCTATGGACAAGAAGGTTGCAGACATGACATACGGTGAGCGTAAGCAGGCCTACAAGTGGGTCAATGAGCACTTCACTGTGATCAGCAACAACCAGATCTACAGCTACTCGGACATCATCCTGTTCATGGAGAAGGTAATGCGCCAACAGAAGGTAGACGCGATCTTCGTTGACCCATACAACAGCTTGAAGCTGGACATGAGGAACACGAGCATCGGAGTGCATGACTATCACTACGAAGCAGCGTCAGAGTTCTTGACGTTCAGCAAGGCTAACAACGTGGCAGTGTGGCTGAACATGCACGCCGTGACTGAGGCGCAACGACGCAAAGGTCCTGACGGTTTGCCTATCGCTCCATACGCTGAGGACACAGAGGGTGGCGGAAAGTTCGTAAACAGAGCTGATTGCTTCCTCACTATTCACCGAAAGGTTCAAGCAATGGACCACGACATCCGCAAGATGAGTGAGTTACATGTCCGGAAGGTGCGTGAGGTAGAGACAGGTGGTTCACCAACGCCGCTTGATGATCCATACTGTGTTCAAATGAACTTATCACACACAGGTTTCACTACTCGAATTGGACAACGCGCTCTGTTCAAGCCTATTACGTTTGAAGCTGCAAAGCAAATGCCCATGAACATTCAATTCTTGAGTTGACTTTGAAAATTTCTGACAGTACCTTCGGGTATGAAGAGACGGACAAAGACTCCGAAAAGGCGCTCAGCCAAAAAGAAAAATCTGGGCAGGTACGCAAGCTCAATAGAGAAGTACTGTGCAGATCAGCTTAAAGAATACGGGCTAGCTTTTGACTATGAAGAACATCAGTTTGAACTGATGGAGAAGTTCAGGTTTCCGAACAAGTACTTCAAGATGACTGCGAAAGGTAAGGAGATGACCGACAAGAGTGACTCGGTCGTGCTCCCTATCACATACAAACCTGACTTCGTGGGAAGGGATCATGATTGGATTATAGAAACCAAAGGGTATCTACCGTCTCATCATGATTTCCCAATGAGGTGGAAGCTTTTTCTTAGGTATCTAGTTGGAGGCAACTCCAATACGATTGTATTTTTAGCCAAGAATAGCGGTCAGGTAGACCATGCTATCCAAGAAATTCTAGAATCAATCAAAGATGGAACTATCTAAACTGAGTTGGTACTACCACCACGCTTGTGATGCGATGCATCAAGTCGTAGACGACTTGTACGAATCACTGCACAACGAGGACGGAGGACCGCTTGATAAGAGGTCTCGTGTAGACGAGGCGATGGAAGGTGTTAAGATGGCGCTCTTACAAGAGCTTGACTTAATTACCTCATCCGCCTCTGAGCATGAGAACAGTTGAGCTAACACCAGAGATGAGGTCTTCGGCTAAGTCGAAGTCTAATCGCCACGGCAACATTAGGAACAGCATCACTGAGGGTGAAGGCAACTTTGCTGGATACCTCGGAGAGGAAATAGTTCTGGCTGACATCGAGGGATGCACCGAGCACAACACTTTTAAGCACGATATCTTAATGGATCGTGGCGACAAGCTTGTGCGAGTTGAGGTGAAGACCAAGAGGAGAAGCGTATCCCCGAAGAGCTACTACACCTGCCACGTTGCCGCCACAAGTAAGCATCAAGACCCAGACATATATGTGTTCTGCTCTGTGAAAATTTCTAAGAATCAACCACTTGAGGGATGGATCCTTGGGTGGATGGAGCGAGAAAAATTCTACGAGGTAGCTAGGTTTGTAAAGAAAGATCAGAAAGACGAAGACGGTTTTGTCCAGAGGGCAGACGCCTACGTCTTGAGGATCGATGAGCTCAACCCAATAGACGAGCTTTAGTATATTTGTCGACCCCTTTTTTTACCGCACAACCATGAACAACTCGATCTTTGACAAGAGGCTGAGCTACAAGCCCTTTGACTATTCTGAAATTACTGACCCCCTTATCAACGCGATGTGGGCTAGCCACTGGACTCACAATGAATTTAACTTCAAGGCTGACGTTCAAGACTACCACACT